TCCCAAATCGGAATTAACACGATAATAACTTATACCCGATGTTCTTATTTCAAGCAATGAACCAGTACCACCGCCAGTAATAGTTGTGGATGAGGATATTTCAACTTCCGTGGCATTGCTGTTTGTTCTGCTATAATAAGAAAAATGTGTGCTGTTTAGTGTTGTATTGTTTAATGAATTCAATTTGCTATCAGCATAAGAATTAACTCCATTAGGCAGATAACCGTTTGAGCTATGACTGCCGCCACCAAAGAACACCAATCTAAACGCAGCATCAAGGTCCCGAGGGTCTTTCAAGTTCCATTTGTGAGTTGTAGCACTGCCACCAACAAAAGGATATATGGCTTTCATTTTTGTCCAAATGCCATAATTTTTCAAGTCCAGTACCAATGTATTGATGGCCGACTGCTGTGTTACATCAGTTATTGCAGCGGCATCAATAAAGGCCTGTGCATCGGCATCAACACCACCACCTGCTACAAATGACCGAACACCTATTCTTATCATACGTTGTAAGCTACGATGCTTCCGCTTGTCAGTGTGATGCTGCTGAAATAGTCACCTTCGGGCATTGAAATGAACGTGCCTTGTTTCAGGGTTACACCAGTCAGTCCAAGGGTTGTCATTACGCTGCTACCTGCTTTGTCAAGGGCTGCGGAAACAACCGCATCTGCGTTAACGACAAAACCCTGCCATCTGCCAGTGTTTGCGCCTGTTCCTGAAAGGACTTTGCAGCCCGTAAAACCACTCATAAATTCTGTTGCTGTACTCATTTTATTCTATTGTTGGGAATGTTAAATTGTTATTTGGGGTGTCGCAGTAATCTCTCAAATTTGGACAATGATATTCGATAACGGCTGCAACTCCGCTAACGATGTCGGTTTGTGCGTCATAAAATGGGGTAATGCTGTCATTGATTACCCATGTTCCTGCTATGTTGTTTCGGTAAACGTAGCGCAGCATTGAGTAAATGTCCAACATCACCGTGTGCATATCGCTGATGCGTTCTACTGCATCGGTAAAATCTTCACGATGCCTGTCAGCAATGGCAACCGCAAAGCGATAAATCACTTTGTCAACGGTCACTTGACTGCCATCAGGAAAAATCCGCATCAACGGATAAAGCTGCTCACCGCTTGTATTGATATTCGGCTCAATATTTACGATGGTTGCCTTTATCTGCTTGTGGTTGTTCCCGGCAGTTTCGAGTGCTTCCAGTAGTTGGTTGATTGTTACCATTTAAGTATATTTTCAGTTTGTTTTCGTTCTTCGTTCTTACTTTATTCATGAAAAGAAACCACGTAAAAATTTGTAATCATCATCTTCGCCCAAATAAAACCCACCAAATAAATATTGGTTCTGTGGATTGATCACGTCAAGCCCACTCGCAGGGTTTTGATATTCTGGGAACAATGTGTCGTTTTCAGCCAAGTACAGGCGCAGTCTTTCAGCGTAGTATTCCGCTTTATTTTGGTAACGCTGTTCAATCATGCGAAGTTGGTCAACATCCACCGCGTTTGCGTTTTCTGCGCCACGACTTGCCGCTGACTTATTCATCATTTTGTAGGTCAATGGAAGCATTGAGTCCAAAATGACGTAGTGATACAGGCAAGGCGCAACATATTTGTTGACCAATGTCAGGTAATTACCACCAAGCCCAGCCCCATTGATGTCATCACAAATCTTGTCATACAGGGTGCTACCCAAAATATCACGGATATAAACATCCTGTGCTGTGCGCATGGCAGTTTGAAGCAACTTGCTATCAACGTTTTCGTCAATAGGGGTGTTCTTTTTTACATCCTGCTCACTTACGAAGTATGCGAAATTAGCCATTGTTTCTTCTCCTTACTATTCTTTGTTTCCATTCGTGTCTGCAATGCGGAATGTGCAAAGGTGGTTCGCTTTCAGGCACGGTGTACCATCCACCCCTGCGAAGCCATACGCTATAACCTAAAATTGCACTCATTTGGTCGATTTCTTCACGGGTGTAAAGTTTGCCCATGTCCACCATACGAAGGCAAAACTCACGGCTTTTTCCACCGGGTTGCAACGGAAGCGCATCGGGGTCTAAATCGTACTTATAACGCAGTTCTAACTTGGGTAGTTCGGTATCGGCAATTTCTCCCCGGCCAATGTCGGTGATTTTGATTGCGTTGTTTGTCCAGTTAATCTTACCGCTGTCCTGCAACTGCTTCAAAATCTTGATGACTTCTTCTTCACCTATTTTAGTGGCAGTGGAAATGTCTTTCAATGTGGCTTTTTCATCGGAATTTACCACAGCCAGTACCCTTTTTTCTTTGGTGGTAAGTTCAAATGTGAGTTTTACTTCTTCAAATTCGCTTTCATCAGCCCCAAATTTGGCAAAAACTGACAAGTCATTATCCGACCATTTGTGAAATTCGCAACCTTGATGGCTAAAATTTTCGGGAGTGGATGTTTCTGTTGGTGCAGTTGCCAACGCATCACCGCCCGGTATAGGTGGCAATCCTGCCAATGCACGTTTTTCATTCACAGTCATGTTTGAAAGCACGTTATTCGCTACCAATGGTGACAAGCTGTTGATATTTTCGATGATACGCTGTGCGCTGTCCACAACGGTCTGTGCAGTTTCACCCAATCCAAGGGCTGTTCTCGCTTCATCTACGGTCACAATTCCAACCTGATGCAATGCCACGTAATCAACACCCAGAAAATCGCTGTCTTTGGTGCTTAATTCAATACCGGGGTAAACGTATTCAAGGGTATTTTCAAGGCAAGTGTCAAGTTTTGCTTGACGCTTGTTGACGTATGACTTGTGGAACAACTCGTATGCTTCAATCATTTCATTGCGCTGACCAAGTGCGCCTTCGGTTGCGTATCCCAGCAGAATTTTCGGGAAGTTGTGGCCGATAAAGATTTCATCCTGCACCGTTTCGTTCAGTTGCAGGAATTGTTTGTCCATATCGGAAGGTTGCAAATGCGCAATCTCTGCCGACTTTTCGTTCATCTCATTGAACTGAATAAGCACACCACCTGCGTTGTCCGTGCCGGTTGTTTTCTGCTTGAATTTCCTTTCAAAATTGTAGGCAATCTCCTCGGTCGGTTGACCTTTAAACAACTGCACCAGCGTTCCGTTTGCAAAGCCGTTGCGGATATTGTTGTTGTGGAAGTTGGCTATCTCAACATCAATTTCAATGTACTGCAAACAATGCTGATATGGGGGCAACGGGTAAACACCCAAGGCAGGTGCGTATTCACGGAAGTAAAACAACTGGACTTCCATCGGCTGCGCCTTGTTTGGATTGAAAGGCGCATAGTGCTTCATGTCCTCATGCTTCGCCTTTTTCCAATCCTCGGCATACATATAGATTTCGTGGTCAAGTGTGCGCACGTTGCTGAAATCTACGTGGTAAAGTGCAGAAATCTGCCCCACTTTGTTGTAATGCACCTCATACGCAAACCCGTTGAACAATTCATAATCGAGAGCCAGTTTATTTTTGAACTCCTGAATGCCCTCGTATGGGTTCACGTAATCAATTACCTTAACTGCACTGGGGTTGCCGTCCACCAAGGTTTCTTCACCTGCCACAAAACGGGCTTTTTGCCTTACAATAGCCCCGTGTTTTGGGCTTCTGTTGTAAAATTCAAGTAAGGTATCGGGAAAATCATTCTTTTCCCCAAAGGTCACGATGCCTTTATTCTTGTTTTCCTTGAATTTAGGCAACTTTGACTCCGTGAAATTTATGCGTAATAGGTCAAAACTCATCCGATGTGGTGTTGTTTAATGGTGGTGTTTACTTCGTGGTCGTTAAATGCGGTGTGTGATGCGGTAACATAAGCCAATCCCCGATCAATTTCTTGCGATGCAAGTAATGGATTGGTATTCGTGGGGGAAGTTTGTGCGTATAAAGCCCAGTAATGTGTACCTACGGCCAATGTTTTTGCTGCGCTGCTGCCCTCTACAAATGAAAAAAGCTGGTATCTGTTGGGTGCTGTGCTGGTATCGCTTACAATAAATGCCTTTTGTTCCTGCGACATTTCGGACTCAAACACCAACAGATAATACACGGGAGAAACGGTCACCTTTTCTCTGCCTGTGATTATTAATTCGGGTGTTCCTGCTTTGGTTATGTACAGCATCCTACTAATATAAGTAGGTAGTTTCTATGTTAAACAAAAAAGGCCGCCAAATGGCGACCCTTTCTGCATGAAAACACTATGAAAAAATCAAAGACCCAGCGAAGTTACAACAGCGGCCTGAACTTTCAAAGGTAAATCTGTCTCTTTGTGGAGAAAATTTAATACATGACCTTTGAAGTCACCGAATGCCTGTCCGAAGTTGGTTTCACTCTGCTGCAACTGAACACCATAGTCAGCACCCAGCAACCAGTAGTCACCACTTGCATCAAGGGCAATGGCCAACATTCTGTTCTGCGCTAACAATTTAATCTCGTTGCGCTGTGCGGTAGTCACTTTGTGCAGACGAGCCACAAGATCAGCTTCGTAAAACACGGTTCCGTTTTCGGTAGAGGGGATAGTACGCCAAGTCATAGACCCGGTTTCCTTTTCAAGCTCATATTTGAAGTAGCTTTTGCCACCACTCAAAGTATGGGCAGAAACTTCGCCTGATGATTTGGTTAATGTAGATTTAGCATCGAACTCAACGAGCCAAATATTTTTGATGCCGGCAGCAGCCGTCTTACAGTCAAGGGTAAAACCCGAAGTTAATTGACATGCCATATTATTTTTTTTAAATTAAAGGGGGGTAGGGTTTTTCCCCACCCCCCGGGTTAAACTTTCTCTATTCGGTTAAAATTAGAGTGTGAAAAGAACAACTTGCTCAGGGTAAGCAATCTGACATCCGTATTTGAAAGCGGTGTGGAATTGTACTCTGCGCTCGAAAGGATTGAAGATAAATTCAAACTCTTCTTCTTCGTTCATCATGTC